AATTCTCCTCTTTGGCCCATCCTGCATATATTCAGCAATATCTAACTGAACAGGTGTTGGATTAGGAAGTTGAAGGTGCTTCCAGACGACAACTAAAAAATACCTGAAGTCCTCTTTGAACTGGTCAGGTAACGGCTGCCATCTTTCCTTTCCCATCTACTTTTTCTTATCTTTCTTTGGTGGTCTTCCTACCTTAGTACCATAAGTTCCTTTTCCTTTTGGCATAACTAAGCTCGCTTCTTCTTAAATGCTACGACATTCTCTATATCAGGCAACTGTTTCGCTAGATCTCCAAATGCAGTACCTTCCACTGGCTGTGCACTGATCTGATTATCTTTCAAAAACTGCCTTGCTACATTTACATCCGCAACAGTCATCTCCCCAGACACTAACTTATCCATAAACCACTCCGCTAATCCCGCATGTAAGTCTCCCAATACCTCTGTCGTACTCTTCTTAGCCATAACATTTCAGTAATTTCTCTAATCATACACAAGTTATGGCGGAGGTCTCACCCACCACAGGAAGACCCCCTTGTTAGCTCACTGGCAGACCAAGCTAACCTCTTAAATTCTACCCCCCAGATCCCTTACCACCACTAAGTGTCCATATATGAATAGAAGTTACTCCTTATCCCCCTCTATTAGGTATCTGTTAGATCTCCACGGAGCACTTTTTTATCGGAAAAATGTGAGGGGGTAACGCTTATAAGGGAAGAAATTGAATCACCCCCCAGTACCTTTGTACTAGAACGAGCAAGGGGGAGGGGGTACTATGTCCTTTTTATGTCCAATCTGGCTTGGACTGGGGTAAATCTATTGGTATGACTGGGTGGCATAACTGTTCAATAAGCAGTTATGCAAGGTTATCACTAGGTTTTTGGGATATTGTCGGAGCTGGAGTTAGATCCCACTTCATTAGATTGTCTTTGTTACCGCAAAGAACAACAATATGAACTTATATTACAATTCTAATCAAAAACTATTAATGTCTATTGACTCTCTAATTACTTACTATTATATTTCTAATAGTTATCCACTCTTATGGAACTCACAAAGAAATCCCAGGAATTCATCAGTAATCACTTTGGCTTCACACCTGAGAAGATGACCATGAATAATCCAGACGGCACTAAATCCATTGCTTATCTCATGCCATCCAGAAATGGAATGGAACCATGGGGAATCCAACAGATAGAAGAATACGTTTCTTTTATGACTGGAGGTGCTAAGTAATGAAAGACACTACTTACAACGGATGGAGCAACTACGAGACTTGGAACGTAGCTCTTTGGATTGATAACGAGTATTACAACTACTCGTTAGCAATGCTCCCATCAGTCAAGACTTACAAAGATTTTGTAGGTGTAATGAAAGATTCTTATTACAACAATAAGAACGCTGACTACAACTACAGGAACGGAACAGGCGATGGCATCAGTTGGACTGATCCTAAGCTGAACATCCAAGAACTTGATGACAAGATCAAGGAGCTTAAGTCATGAGAATATTCTTCGACATCAAACTTCAGGGGGGCACTGCTGCCCCTGAAGATCTCATTAAGTTGCTTGATAAGATCGATGACTTAATGACCGGTGAATACAACTGGATAGTTGATGGTGTCTACGATCACGGCATCACCGACACACCAACACTAGAAGACTTGGAGTTGAGAAGAGAGGAAGCACCAGATACCGCACCTCTTTACTTGCTTCAAGACTTCACTACTACATGTGAGCCTGACTAATGAAGCCAACTAAAAAAGAAATTAAATTTATGGAAGCTTTATTACTTGCCATCACCGCACCTAGTGAAGAATACAAAGAAGAATGTATTCAAATGGCATCATCTATTGGCTCATCTCTTACTGAAAAGCAACGAGATTTAGCCATGAAAGGTGTTGAATGTCGCATTGAATATGCTCGGAGGTATGGCAAATGATTGAATCATTTGAAGTGATGCAAGTTACACCTGAGATAGCGTTATCTATTCTTACAAATAAGAACTGTAAGAATAGGAATATATCTAAGGCTAATCTCCGCAACCTCACCAATGCAATGCTTAATGGTGAGTGGAAACTAACTAATCAAGGGATTAGTTTTGATAGGGAAGGCAACCTATTAGATGGGCAGCACCGGCTACAGGCAATCATTGAGTCTGAAGTCACGTGCACCATGCTTGTCGGTAAAAACATGGATCCTGCTATTTTTAACTGTATTGATACAGGTAAAGCAAGAACAGCAGGTGACACGTTAGATATTGCAGGCAGTACCAACGGCAAGACCATTGCTGCTGCTGTTAAGTTGGTTGGTTTCTATCAGGAGCTTGCACCTGATAACGCATGGTCTAGCTTTAACAAGCCGAGCCATGAAAAGATCAGGAAGAATTATCTTAAAGAGAAAGACCTCTACGAAGAGGCAGCTATCACAGTAAGAGATAAGGCAAGACAAGGAAGACACTTACTACCTGCAAGTATTGTTGTTGCTTTCTATGTGCTTGCATCTAAACGTGGCTGGCCTGCTAGGAAGATTGATTTCTTTTTAGACAAGGTATATATAGGTGCAAGCCTGCAACCTGACGATGTATGCCTGTCATTTAGAAACCAGCTATCAGCTAGGGAGTACAAACGCAGGGGTGCTAACAGTCAAAGGTATTTGTTGAACGCTTTTATTAAATGCTTCAACACTAATGCTAGTCACACTCCGACTAAGAAATTCTGGGCACCGCAAGACGGTTCAAATATGTACCAGATTAAGAAGTTCTCTCCAATACTAGAACTACCTAGTTAATTAGGTGTGGCATCTTTCGTTTAACAAGTACGACAGTGTAAGTCCACATCCAATAGTTCACTTATGCTTTCACCTGCATACCCATGCACCAAATAACAATTCCAGTAACAGACAAGCAGTACAGTTTCTTGTCACGTGTAGCCAAAGAGAATAGGAGAACCCTATCTCAGGTTATTTATCTAATGATTGAGACAGGCCATTGCCTCGGCTATGAGTGCATGTCTATGAATGTCGATAAGACAGACGATGAGATCTCCCAAGAGGATAAAGATCAGATCGCTATCAACGACAAGATAAAGAAAGAACACCCTAATCATTCTTATACAAAGTGGGAAGAACTAGGGTATAAGCACGTGTGCACCCACTACTCACAAGACATGGCTGAAGCTGTGTTTAGAAGTATCGGTGATCTTGTTACAGATACATCACCACTTAACGAGGGTTAGCTTATGGTTCCTACTGAATCAACTAAGAAAATCACCTGCAAAGATGGTGAGTGCACAGTGACAGAGTGCTACGAGCCAATGAGAAAGTACTCACGTACTGGCTTTGATGGTAAGTACATCAAGTGCTCTCATTGCGAGGCAACTCACAAGGTGTACCACCTAAGAGACAAGGTGATTACTTGCCCAACATGCAAGACATCCAGTGATAAGTATCAGTGGATGATTGAGCGTGAGGCTATTTACAGCAGCTATTAATCAATGGGGGATAACAGTTGCGGAGTCTCAGTTGAGCAGGCGTGTCAACCCCCAACCAATCCAATTGTTTCCTAATGAATTCTCATGTCTAAATCTTCTGACTCCAACCAGCTAAACATCAGGCTTGACCCTGAAATCAACGACCTACTTGAAGCAGAGATGCAGCAAGTACTAGCAAGAAAGGAAAAGATAAGGCAATCTGTTGGCCCTGAAGAGTATGACCTACTACATGGCAAACCAACAGCACCTACCAGAGTGGAGACTGCCAAACGAATACTCAGTCATGCTCTTATTAAACTAAATCCACCACTACCAGAAACTATCGATGTCACTGCCAATGACAACTCCAACCAATGAGCTAGTGCCACTGCAAACAAGAACATCACGTGACTATGCCGCAATGCTTAGTCACGTTGGTGATTTAAAAGGCATGAGCACCAGTGCTACTTGCCGCATGGCATTAGAAGATTGGTGTCGAACTAACTATCAAGAAGTTATTGACAAGCTGCTAGAAGAGCAGGCAGCACAACAAAAACTATTGAAGAAGTTAAGTGCAAGATGAAGTATTAGCTTACGAAAGCAGGATGATCTCTAATAGCGTGGACAACTCACGCTATGTAGAGAACCAGCTACAAACTAAGAAGATTCAGTCTCGCTCCAGATGGGGTGAGACTTTGTCAGTTGAAGGGTACTTAGGTATCAAAGAACCCATTGATTACATAAAGAAAAGGGCTGAGTCTGGACATGCTGGTGTTGGATGGGCAAGACTCAAGCCACTGAACAATCTTCCCACTGAAACCATAGCAGCTACAGTAATAAGGACAATCATTGACACTCTTACCCTTAACCCTAGCTTCTATACTGTCGCTAAAGAAATCAGTGACAGGCTATGGATTGAGTCAATGCTTACGGTAATAACTAAGGAAGATCTAGCTAGATATAACAGGAGCAGGCAGCGTAAGTCTCACAAACTCAAGGGCTTGCAGCACATGACTGGCACTGTGCAATGGACAGCCAAGCAACAGATGTCAATAGGTGGGATGATGATCTATATAACAGAGAAACATACAGGTTTTATTGAGGTAGTAAGAGAAGATCTACCACATAAAAAGCGTAGGATTATCAAGCCAACTGCTGCATGTATGGAGTGGATAGATAAATTCAAGGACAAGCAGGGTATATTAATCCCTCACTATCTACCAACCATTGCACCTGGGCTACCATTTAATGAGCATGGATATGGTGGATACCATGACCCACGCTTGCAGATACCGTTACTGAAAACTAATAACGATGAGATAGTCAAGCACCTGAAGGGTGACGAGCCATGCAAGAAAGCACCAGAGATACTTAGTGATGTTCCCTTCACTGTGAACACTTGGATATATAACGTAGCAGTTGAGGTAGTAAGAAAAGATTTAAAGGTAGGTGTGATCCAACCTAAACCAGAGATTGATCCTTACCCTAAAGGTAAAGATGATGACAGCCCTGAAGTATTAGCGTGGAGAAAGAAAGCTAAGAAGCAACACATACTAGAAGAGAAGACAAGGAACTCTAGGATTGCAGTCACTTGGCTACTGCATATAGCAGGTGAGCTAAAGGAACAAGACGAGTTGTTCTTTTGCTGTCAGTTGGACAGCCGTGGAAGAATTTATTATCGGCCACCATATCTAAACCCACAAGGTAATGATCTAAGCAGGGCACTCTTGCAGTTCTCTTACTACAACTACATGCAGACAGATGAGCACGTGAACTGGTTGCGTGTGCATGGTGCAAATGTATATGGGTTAGGCAAGTCGGACTGGCAGACAAGAATTGATTGGGTGCTAGAGCACGAGCAATTAATATTGACTTGTGGAAATGACCCTTGGCTTGCCTTTAGTTTCTGGACTAGAGCAGAGAAACCATTTAGTTTCCTAGCTTTCTGTCGTACCTATTACGAGTGGAAACAAGAGGGGCCAACCTATAAATGCAGGCATCCAATAATTTTAGATGCCACCTGTTCAGGTGTTCAGAATTTCGCTGGCTTACTCAGATCGCAAGAGATGGCAGAGCAGGTGAACCTCACGCAATCCGACAAGCCACAAGATATATATGCAGCAGTCGTTAACAAAATAAATGAAAGACTAAGACTAGATGGATGTGACGACAGCAAGAAATGGTTGATGCTACAACCTGATCGCAGTCTCACCAAACCCGCAGTGATGACAATACCCTACGCAGCTACGTACACTGCGTTCTATAAGTACGCCTAT